TAAGGATTTGAGCCTCTGTATCCAACGCAAGCGAAGTCTACAGTTGAGTAAGGATCGATGTATACTTTCAATCTACCGTTAAGTACACCAGCGAAAGTATTGCCAGTGTCATCAACGTTTAGACCAGTTGAAAGAGCAGGAGTATAATCCATAACGCCTGAAGCCGCTAGAGCAGAAGCTACGTCTGAAGAACAAAGAACGAAGTTCCCTTTTCCTCTACGAGTTTCTTTAGCGATTACGTTAGCTTCTCTTTCGAGTTGCATAACTAGGCCTTTGAATTTCTCTGCCATCCATCTACCATCTGAGTCAGTTCCGACATCGAAGATACCAGAAACTGCAGTTGAAGATTGAAGTGCACCAATTTTTGCTTTGGTAAGAATTGTTCTAACCACTTCTCTGTTGATTTCCGCAAGGATTTCAGCAGAAAGGATGTTAGCCAATTCGCCTTCAGCGTCAAGACCATGAATTGCTTTAAGGTCTTGTGCTAGCTCCATTGTGTACTCGGCTTTCAGCGCTCTTGATTTGGCTGTAACGGTTGATTTCTCGATTGAGAAAGCCATTTCAGCAAATGCTGCGCCAGCTCCACCTGAGGTACCGCGGGCTTCCGCAGTAGCTGTAGGTAGACCAGAACCGAATGTAGACACAACGTCAGCTGTATCAGCGATAGATCCATCAGTATCAGCATCAACTACACCCGCAAGTCCTGTTGGATCTGCTTGATGTGTACCTGTACCTGAAAAATCAGTATCAGCTTCATCAAATAAAGCTTCTGTACCGCCTTGAGTTGAATACCTTGATTTCATTGCAAAGATAAGACCAGTTGGTCCAGACATAGGCTGAACACCAGCAATATCATATGCAATCAAGTTAGGCATCGCACGTCTAACTAGAGAGATCAAAACAGGGTCAAAATTATCAATACCAGAACCAGTGACGTTAGCCGCTGCCTCCGAAATATCGAATGATCTTTGCTGTTTCTCTTCTCTAAGGGCTACTTCTTGGTTCTCAAGAAGACGTGCAGTAACCGCTTTACGGTAGTGATCATCAATCTTAGGTGCACTTTCGTGCTCCAAGACTGGAGACCATTTCTCGATTAAATTTTGGTCTGCATTAAACATTGTTTTCCCCTTTATAGGTTTGCAAATTATTGTGTGTCAATAACCATAAATTAGTTATTGTGTTTTGTTATGGCTTGAGTGTATGCGTTCATAGCAGCTGAAAGTTCTTCCTGAGAATTACCTTCTTCTCCTACTAGTGCATCAGATTCGTCCACTGTTTCAGGGTTGTCTTGTTTGAAGTAAGACTCTTTGACAGTTTTCACTTTCATTTCGAAAGTTTCTTCGTCTTCAAATTCTATATCTTCAACCAATCCAGCCAATTTTTCAGCTTCGGTATCTGCTAAGCCTGAAGATTGTTTACGAACAACGTCAGCGCGCACGAAATCTTGGTTGCTATCGTTTAAACGTATATTATCTTCTGTGGTTTTATTGAGTTGTTCTTCCAGCTCAGAAACTTGATCAGCTAAATCGTCAATCAGGTCAGCTTTACCTTCCGGAACTTCAATGTAATGTTCCTTGAAAACACCTTGTAGTGAAGCCATAAATCCTTCAGCGATCTCAGTTCTGAGACCTTGTTGGACTGCAACTTCATTTTCTTTCATCCAATTCTCAACTACGTAGTTAAGATAAGAATCTACCTTTTCTACGATTTCGGATTGAACGTCAGATACTTCGGTTTCAAGGTTTTGCGCATATTCAGACTCGAGTCTATCGATCTCAGCGCCTACTTTTTGATTGTAAGCAGCTTCGAATATAGCTCCAGCTTTATCACGGAATCCATCGGATAGTGCTACTTCTTCAGCAACGATAAGATCTAAATCTTCGTTCCAGTCAGCATTCTCTTGCTTAGGTGAAGCATCAGAAGGTTTAGCTTTAATAGTTTTATCCTTCTCTTTCTTCCCTTGAGCATCGATTGCTTTACCAACTGAACCGTCGTCTGTTGCTTCAGAATTATTGACCATCTTGGCGAACAACTGTTGCGCTTCGTGCTTTTTAGCCTTTTTCAGCATTTCGACTGCGGCATTAATAACTCCAGCTTTAGTCTTAGGAATTGACGGAGATGCAGGAGCAGTTTCTTCAACTTCTTCCTCTTCTTCTTCGTCGTCTTCTTCTTTAACTTTAGCTTCGGCTACTTCAACTTCCTCTTCGGAAACTTCTTCAGAAACTTCGTCAGACTCAGTTGCTTGTTCAAGAACCTCTTCAGTTTCAGCTTCCACTTCAACTTCTACAGTTTCTTCAACCTGCTCTTCGTCGGAAACGCCTTCGACTATGTTAGTGATTGTATCACTTAATCTTTCGCTTGACATTTTTGTCTCCCAAAGTGAGTTTATAGTTTAGAGAGGAAATTTTTAAACGCCTTGATTTCCAATTCAGGTAAAACCTTTCTTGGAGCACGCTTTATTTCAGTCTCAATTTTTTCAATTTCTTGAGCTTTCAAGATACCATTATCCCATATCCAGTCAACTCCTTCCATTACACCGTTAACAAACGCTGATGGAGCGGAGGGATCTTGGACTATGTCGATAGAGGCTAACATAAAGTCAGACCTCACATACATGCCATCTTTTCTATTCTCTAGAGTACCCATACCACGACTTGAAACACCCAATTTGACACCACCTTCAAGTAGACCTTCTACGATCTGCCCCATAGGAGTTTTCAATATGGATGCTTTTCCAATAACATTATTTCCCTGGAATTCCAGGTTCGTAATCTTATGTGAAACCTTGTCAAGGTTAACAGTTGGTCCTTCCGGATGATTTAATTCTCCAACTGCTCTACCTTGTGAAACCTGCTCTTTAACATATTTGTCAACAGCAGATTCTAAAATCTTTTTTTCGTAGACTCGACCGTTTCTATTCTTTTTCTCGGCCTGCATGAAGACACCTTCGATATGTAGGTTTTTCTTACCGTTTGTCTTCTCTACTAGAATCTCTAACGGAGATTCAACGTATTCGGATATTAGCTTCATTTATCTTTTCCTAATAGTTCCAGAAAATCTTTTACCGCTCCTTCAGCGTCTAAAAGATTTTCAAACTCTTCATCGAGTTTGTTATTATCAATCATTACTGTATAATGACTATTTTCTTTATACAGAACTATTTCCATAGCATTAACCAAAAGCTTTTTAACAGCTATTGGTTGTTGAGCTATGCTTTCCCTAAGTTCACTAAATAACAAAGCTTATTCCTCTTCTATTACTGGTTCTTCCAATGGTTCTTCAACCTCTGGAGATCCTAAAGAAGAAGCAATATCAATTTTCTTGGCATCTAAAGCATCATTTAGCTTTGATTTCATTAAAGTATCAAAACTTTTATTAGCTTTAACACTATCGCCATTTTTAATATTATCTATCAATTCATTAGTACTCATAAAGTGTTTCCTCTATTCTATTTATAAAAATTAGATGTCTAGATCGAGATCTTCGCCATCATCTTCGCTTTCTTGCTCAATCTGTTTATCAATCTCCTCGATTTCGTCATCAGATTGTCTTAATATCTGTTTACGAATCCATTCATTTGACACATATTTACCAACATATTCGTCTAATGAAGCTAACATTTCAAACCTTTCTCGAATCATCTCGCCTTCTTTCAATTCACTGAAGTAATTATCTTCAATGAAGTCAAAAACTATTTCTTCTTTCCAGTCTTCCCAATCTTGTTTAGTTATAATCTTCTTAAGCAATAACTGTGTTTTCAGTGTTTGCATAAACAAGTCTGAGAATCTCTTTCTCAATCTATCGACGAATTTCTTAAATTTAACCTCGTCTCTAGATATTTCTGTAGATCTACCTAAGCTAAATTGAGCTTCTTGTTCCAATCTATTTAACGGAACGTTTAAAGCTTTATATAATTTCTTTTGGAAATATATAATATCTTCTATAGCACCTAAATTATCTCCACCTGGTAATGTAGATATTTCTGTTCCTCTTCCACCTTCTCTTCGTGGTAAGAAGAAATCTTCCATCATCGACATATGTTTCTTGTCGTCTTTAATCTCGCCTGTACTGGCATCATATACCAATTTATTTCTATATTGGTTCATGATATTCTTAAGGTATTCTTCTGCCTTACCTTTAGGTAAGTTACCTACGTCAATATAGAATATTCTTCTTTCTGGTGCTCTACTTATTCTGTAGATAACCAAAGAATCTTCCATCATTCTTAGTTGATTAACAGGTTTAATAGCTTTATGTAGATACGATAAGATTCTTGTTCTACCAGGATCTAATTGACCTGATGTACAATATATAATAGCATCAGGGTGAATCTTAACACCTTGATTATGTGCTTCCATTTTATTATCTTGGAAAATAAAGTATTCTTCTTGTTTGGTGATTATCTTTGCACCAGTCTTAGGATCTTCTTTCTCCTCAATCTCTTTAACCTTTCTCAATTTGATAGGGTCAATGTATCTTAATTCTTTAATACCTTTACTAGGTGATCCTTCGTCTATAATAACATGATAAGGTAATCTTCCATCTACGTACCACTTTCTGAATATATCATGTGCGTACTGATTGAAGCTAACTAATTTTAAAATGTGATCAAATTCGTGTTTAATACTATCTTTAATTTGATCTGATACGTCTAAGGAGTCTAATATAATATTTACAGGAGATTCGGTATGATCTCCTACTATAGTTTCATTAACTATATCTTCGATTGCTGCGTCACATTCGGGTTGGGATGACACGTCCCTATATTTCATTATAAGATCAACTTCGCCCTTTACCTTATCTCCATCTACATCCAAGTAGACACCAAAATGTCCACCAGACTGAATGACGCCAGCGCCATCAGATTCTGTGTCTGGTACGAATGAAGGTCTGGGAGCTTTCTTGCTCTTACGATTTATCTCAAACCCAAAAAATTCTGCCATAATTTATCCTCTCATATTATCAGAGGGGAAATAAATCCCCTCTTCAAATATATTTATACCACTTACGAAGTGGTGTCTGATTCCCAATACTGAACCGCTAGTTCTACTGTGAATTCCTCAATCGTGTCCGCAGTGTCGTAATTAAGATCTATCGCAGCTACGTTAATCGGGTAACATCCTCTAAAGTTATATTCCTTAGAAGTTGTACCATCTTTTCGTAACTGTTCAACAACTACGTCAGAAGAGAAATCCGCCAAGTCTACTAAACCCGTATTTTCTTGGTGACTATTAATTCCATTCATCCATTCTTCGAATGCGTTTCTTACATCGAATTCAG